TTCCGAATATTTCATCAACCACATTATCATTGATTGCTAACGACATCCCAACGGGTACAACCCCGGATGATGCGCCAATGAAAATTCGTTTGATGGCAAAATCATTGAAGCGTTCCGAAACAATTTCAGGCACATTGTACACGGAAGATTCAACGGATTTGTATTATAACATCAAATTGACAAATCCATCAACTGGGTCAACAAAGGTTTTGGATGCCAATGGATATTGGGTGAGTGGTGGCGTTGTCAATGTATTAAGAAGGCAACCAACAAAGGATGTCAAAGGTGGTTGGATTACATCCGAATTTGAATTGACAGTTACCACCGCACCGGTTGGATTCACACGCATTGAAGTGAACATGTTTGTTCATGGAAACATATTGAATTATTCAGGAACGGGCAAATGGAAAAACGGAAATTCAGCAATCAAGGATTTTTGGGGGTCAATTCAAGTTGCATTTGCAGACGCGTCACCATATCAGAATGCCGATTATGTTTTTGACATCACCGAAGTCATCACGGCATCAACGGCAAATTTGGTGAATTCAACACCCATCACAATTGAAGCCCCATATTATACCGATTCATTAAAATACGGCATCGGGAATTGGTTGGTTTACGATGGTTCAAACGATATTTTGGCATCGGATTGGTATGGCGGTTGGGATTCAATCACCCACGGAACAATCACAAAAATGTTGGGATTGCAAATGGCATCAATTTACGCCAATTTCGTTCCGGTTGTTCGTGGAACATGGATTGATTCCGGATCGTTGACGGCCATCAAAACATTGTATTTTGACAATTACGCGTGGGTTTTGAACGGTGTGAAATGGAATGCAAGGTCGGAACAATGGGATGGCGAATGGATTGGCGTTTCGCCCGTTTACACATCAACCACATCATCCGGCGAAGGTTTGAAGGTTCAAAACACCCAAGAAAATCACACAACAAATCGTTTGAACACGGCCGAAACCGCAATCAGCAATTTGAATTCAGCCATTTCCGAAGTTCCACAACAAGTGTTGGAATATTTGGTAAATGATTCAGATGATCCAATCACAACGCAACCAACATTGAACACGCGTTATGAAGTGATGTTGAATTATGATGATGGAACGGAAGGTGTCACATGGCATTTGCAAGAACATAATGCATCAATAACATACACATCAGGAACGCACACAATTACAAATGGTTATGAATTGATTTTGTGTGATTCATCAGGTGGAACGGTGACAGTACAATTGCCGGATGCAACACAAAGCAAGGGTAAAAAATATTATTTCAAAAAGATTGCAACAAGCCACACCGTCATTATTGATGGCGCGGGATATGACATTGATGGAAGCCCAACAAAAGTATTGAATACAAATTATGAATCAGCCACAGTGATAAGCAATGGTGTTCAATGGTATTCAATATAAATGTTGCAAATGTTTATGCGCATTAATTTATTTTTGACGCATTATGGCACAAGCAAGCGCAGACATCATTGCAGGTTCACAAGGTTTTAAATACCATGCGGCCGCCACCGTTACATCCGTAAGTTATGACGCGGTTGTTCCTACCGAAGACACTGTTTTCACATCATTCACCGTGACCCAAGAAAATGGCACGGCCACCAATGTATTAAGCGCACGCGGAATGAGCGGCGTGACATTTCAACAAGGGGCATATTTGCCCGCCGGAAAAGGAAACAAAATCACCGGATTTGTAATTAGTACCGGTGCGGTAATTGGATATTAATTTATGTTAGTTAGTTCGGCTCTCGGAATTGGCACACGAACCGCATCCAACTACAAAGGGCAAGGATGGCCCATTGTTGTTGCATACAAATCCCGCATCACTGCGGATGGCGGGTATTATGAAGGTGTTTCATGTATGTTAAACAAATTAAACAATCTATAAAATGAGCGATTTATTGAATTCCGCGTCATTGGTCATGATACCAAGCGGATACAAGGAGGATGTTGTATATTCTCAAATCCCCACCGATGGTTCAGGCGATTTAAGTTTCACCCGTGCATCCAACGGAACGCGCATCAATAGCGCGGGATTGGTTGAGGTTTGCCCGTGGAATTTGTTGGAACAAAGTAACACATTTAACGCAAGTCCGTGGGCAATGAATGTGACAAGTGGACAAGCGGGGAAAGACGGGCAAAATAATGCTTGGTTATTAACAAAAGCAACTGCTACTTCAAGCGATTATTATAATTCAAATGTTTACAACGGCGACCAAACTTTTACGATTTATGTAAAAAAAGAGTCGGGCAAAGGGTTTAAATTATATCCCATTGGAACAACAACTGTAAGTACCGAAGTCAACTTACAAACTGGGGCGGTTATTAATCAAGGCGCGGGCATAACATCAACCACGGTTGAAGCGTATTCGTCAACTTGGTGGAAAATTTCGGTTGCATTGAATATGATAAATAGTATTTATTATATTTATGTAACGGACGGTGCGGGTACGCAGATTGCAAGTTCAATTACAATACAAGATGCGCAAGTCAATATAGGTCTAACCGCCAAACCCTATTTCCCCACTACCGACCGATTAAATGTACCACGCCTAACCTACCAAAATGGCGGGGGCGGGTGTCCGAGTTTGTTGTTGGAGAAACAGTCAACGAATTATTGTTTATGGTCAAATGATTTGACGCAGTCAAGCGCATGGATTGACCAAAGCACAAATACCACAATAACACAAATAACAAGCGGAGGGCCTGATGGTGGTTCGTTTACACGATTAGTTTCAACGGGTAGCGGTTCACAAGGTCGAATAGTTCAAGCGGGTTCAATTACTAACCCAAATAGTGCCACAATGAGCGTGTACCTAAAAGGTAGTGGGGATACTGCATTTGGGTTGTTTATAGGAAATGGAATTTCACAATATGAAAATGTAACATTAACAAACACTTGGACTCGTTATGATGTAACTGCTAACGGAGTTGGTGGTACATATCAAGATTGGCAAATCAATTGCGTTGGAGGTTCTACTATTGATGTTTCTTTTGTTCAAGTTGAAGAGGGAGTTTATGCGACATCGCCAATCCCAACCACTTCATCAAGTGCCACAAGGGTTGCGGATGCTTGTTATAGGACGGGCATTAGTTCGTTGATTGGGCAGAGTCAAGGTACAATTTTCATTGATGCAGTAATGAAACCAACTGCGGGAAGTTACGATTGTATAATGAGCGTCAACGATGGCGGATTTACAAATAGCGTCAATGTGTTTACAAATACAGTAGGCGATTATTATTATGAAATATATTCGGGAGGCGCAGTACAAGCAACACAAGCGTTTAGCACATTACCAGCAACACGCATGAAAATTGCAGTCGCTTGGAATAGTACAAATAGCGTTGTGTATGTAAATGGTTCTTTATTGTATACAAGTTCAGCAATAACGACACCAAGCGGAATGGGAAGTTTTAATTTTAGCGGACCAAACAACAGTTATACAATGGGCAAAAAAGAAGTCAATGATTTTTTGTCTTTTACTACCAAATTAACCGCAAGCGAATTAATTGCATTAACCACAATTTAACACAATGAAAAGTTTTCATAAATTTGAATTTTTACCCGCAGATTGGGAGAAATTAAAAAAAGACATACAACAAACCACAACCACCCCAAGCGGGGAAACCGTGACAAGTTGGAAAGATTGCGCAGTCGTTGAAATTGGGTTTATTTGTTTAGAGTGGGGAACGGAAGATGACAAACCCGTATGTACAAAGCAAAGCGACAAATGGGCGGTCGACATTCTGTTCTATGCAGAACCACCCGCAAGTTTTGCCCCGTTTGAGGTTTTTCCAAAGCCGTGCGGTGTGCATACTTTTTCGGGGGATGATTCTTTGTATTTGAAAACCTTTTGTGAAAAATATCCCGATTTGGAATATTGTGTAATCCCAGAACCCATTATCAAATAATGAATGCAAAAACATTGCCCGTTTCGTTTGAAGATTTTCGCAAAAATCCCGTGGCATCCGTTGCCTTTTGTATGTTGTTGGCTGTTGGCTATTTGTATTTTGACTTGCGTTCAGGGTATAAAGAGCAAATTGATAAAGCCAATCAAAAAATTGATGCGTTGGATTTAAAAATTGATAAATTGTCACGCCAATTGAAAATGAGTGATTCGGCATTAAGCGCAGCCGTTACGGAAATACGGATCATGAAAACAATCAACAAATTATGAAAAATCTTTTTATAATTTTTGGCGCAATGTTTTTGACCGGGTATGTATTTACCACGGTGACCGCAAAACAAAGCCCCAAAATTGATGAATTGGATGTTTTAATGTCACGCATTCAAAAGAACCTTGAAATGGCATCAGAAGCCACCAAAATGGCGCAAAAAATGTCGGAACAAATGGTTGAAAAGAAGGTTGAAGAAAAAGAACAATTGAAGGAAGCAATCATTGAAGCCGAAACAAAAGCCGAAATCGTGGTTGAACAATTGCAAAAGGTTGAAGAAAAGGTGGAATTTTATCAAGTTAAAATGATTGGAAGTGGTGTTGATACCGCATTTCAGGAAGTTCAATTTGGTGGGCCAATTTATGAGGCTTTTTTGAACTATGTTGAAGAAGGTGGCAAGGAAGATTTTGAATATTTTCGTTTGTATATATGGCAACAAAAGTAAAATCATCAAAAGCCGTGGCCGTGTGGACACCGAAACCCAAACGCAAATTGCGCAGGCATACCAAGCACATCAATAAACACAAATCAAAAAAACCCAGTGTCGGGCAAGGTTAATCATGAAAAAGATATTTGAAATTTTTAAAGGTGACAAAGGTGAATTCAGTTCCAAACGATTTGTTGGAATTATTGGCGCGTTTATATTGTTTGGCACAATGGCACACAATTCAA